ACATGTGAGTATTGCCGTTTGACTCCACGCGGAAGTCAACATCATTGCTGGGGTCGTTAAATACAACCTCAGAGCTGCCAAACGAAGCACGCTCAACACCACCGGTGGTGATGATAAGTTCATCAGATGCAGCACGTGCTAGTCCTGTGTTCGTGTCCGAAGTGAAAAAGATGCTGGGGCTGGCCGCAGACCCGTCAGCAAAGCCACTACTTAGACCAGTAGAGCTGAATACACCAACCTCAGTGCCAGCGCATGCAATACCGATTTCATTGGCTGCTTTTGAGAAGAATCCGGTATCTTTGTCCGTCACGAAGGTAATCGAGGGCGCGGCGACACTGCCCGCAGGGAAATCAACACCTACATTGACATAATCGGCACCAGCTAAAACAACACCGAAGAATGAAGAACTGCCTGCAGGAGCAGAACTAAAAACAATATTATTACCAGATAAGTTGAAACCTGAAGAACCTGTAGGATCAGGCTCCTGAATAACACCAGCGACCGAGATCAGACACTGCTGAGGATTGATCGGGAAAGGGACTGGAACAGCACCGTTTACATTGAGAGTAAAACTCGTTTCAGATCCATCAAAGCCACTGCTGATATCATCAATGATCAGATAACTTTGGAAAGCTACCTCAAGGTCGTTACCGATGTAAGCCATTTAAATTCCTTACAGACTAGGCTGGACAGGCCAACTAATATCTTCTAATCTAGCAGCCTGATAAGTTTGAGGAAGATCACGAAGTGCTTGTCTATATGCAGCCCAAGCAGCTTGATCAATAGTTGAACCCGGGGTCATCACCCAATCGGTTGAACGTAAAAGGGCATCTCTTTTCTGTCGTACAACACGCCAAGATGTATCTTCCTGGGCAAGAATCGCAACGGGATTAAGAAGAGCCTCAAGCTCCTCCACACGAAGAGTTAAAGCTTTTACTAACTCTGTAGCCTCATTAGTTGTTAAGCCCATGACCTATTAAGGAGTCTGTTCTAAGTAACTAATAGATAAATCAAGTGCGGTTCCTGTATCACTTCTTGCACGAAGAACATCACTTGACTCGAGGATAATCTTCGATCCTGCGATAACCTCCAAGGTCGAACCAGCCGGCACTGGAGCATTACGAATCAAGTACACATCGTCGCCTGTATTAGTCACCAGGTAAATATCGACATCAGCGCTGCTGCTTGACTTGTTTGAAACCAAACAACTAAGAAGCACCAAGGTTGCGGTACTGCCTGCGGTAAGAACGTTAGTCGCAGCGTCCGTGATCGCCGTGGTCACGAGGCTTGACTTAGTGTCGATTTTAAAAGTGTTTGCCATATTATCCTAAGGCGACAATCAGAGCGAGGTTTTCGGATGAATCGAATGCACCGCTTACTGTCAAACTTCCAGTAATCGTGACATTACCCGGAACGCTAATAGCGCCAGCTGAATCTATTGTAAGCCTAGCAACACCACCCGTCACAAACGACACTTGGTCGGGTCCCGGTGAAATGATACCGGTGTTGGGGTCCGAAGCAAATTTGAGAGCACAGCTGCTAAGTGAACCTAAAGCAAGTTCAGAATTACTTCCATCATCTCTCAGGAGAGGAAAGCCCCCTGCTTTTACTGCATCGTGAATAACGCATGCATTCTTATCAGTGTCGACAGTAACTTCACCAGCGGCGCCTGTAAAGACTGAATGCTGGACAGTTGTGCCTCTGCGGAATTGTACTTGGGTTGCCATAGATCTATCCTAATGCAACTGCAATTGCGGTAGCAAAATCTTCTGTAGAGATGGTGCCGCTCGAATTAGGAACGGTCATCGTTCGAGTCGTTGAGGATGCTATTCCTGAACACTCGAAAGCAAGCTGTTTTGTATTGTCTGAGTTATCTCTAACTCTAAAGCCACTATCGTTAGTTACCACGGCAGCTGAGGTCACGGACGTTAAGCCTGCAATAGTCGTAGCTGAACTTCCTAAAGCAATTGAGGTAGATCCAACTGTTACTGTCGAGTTTGCTAATTGAGAATTAGGAATTGCATTCGTACCAAACTCGCCACTTGTGCTGTTATATGTAAGACCGGATCCTGACGCCACACTTAAATGAGCACGAACCTCACTAGCGCTTGGACCTGTATAAGTAATTACTCCCGTTGAGTTATTGTAAGCGAGGCTGCCGTCCCCACCAGAATCAGTGACTGAAATTTCGCCTCTAATATTTGCAGCGGTGACTTTTGTATAAGTAAATGCACCGGTCGAATTGTTATACGCTAAAGAGCCATGGCCTGTTCCACTGTCACTGGCACTAAGTGATGTGAGCAGCGCTACAGTGCCGCCAGCGTCTGGAAAAACAATCGAACGATCTGCAGTGGCATCTGTCACTGAAATGGTTGTTTCATTCGCATTAGCACTGGAGCCCTCGAATGTAATCCCAGATGAGTTGAGGACAATCCCATTTGCCGCGTCGGCTGCACCGACCCGTACGGTCGTCGTGCCTTCAAGAGTGGTAGAGGTCAGTGATGTGAGCCCAGCGACCGTAGTTGCAGTAGCGCCCAGTGAAATACTGGTAGAACCTACTGTCAAAGAACTGTTGGCTAACTGACTATTTGGTATAGCGTTTGTGCCAAACTCTCCAGTCCCGCTGTTGTAAGTAAGTCCTGATCCCGACGCAACACTTAGATGAGCACGTACTTCACTAGCACTAGGTCCTGTATAAGTAATTACTCCAGTGCTTGAGTTATAAGTAAGCTCACCGTCGCCACCAGTATCCGTTACAGAGATTGCACTCCTGGCTCTGGCATTTGTGAAGTACTGATTAGTTCCCTCAGAAAGATCAGAAGTGCTATTGCCAGCAAAATTTAACTTATCCGAAGAAGTGTTTAGCTCCTGGATAAATCCTGAATTAAGGATTAATGAGTTTCTTGTTGCCATGGATCTATCCTATCAGTGGTAAAAATTAACTCAGAAGAATCGGAGGCTCTAATTGGATAATCAAGTTCGCCGTCGTTGATGCCTCACCTACTCGTACAAGATATTGTCCAGCTGTTGATGGTGGCGTAGATGTTATACCTCCATAACCTGTAGCAAGGTAAAACGGATCCCCTGCATCTAAACCAGAAGTGGCGAGAACACCTACTGTCAAAACACGAACTTCCTCGCCAGTGTTCTTTGCGGTTTGGGCAAATCCGACAACAGTGGCTTCATCTAGCGTCCCTGCAGCTCGCGCTAAACCAACCTTTCCGTCTGAAGAACGCGAATAGAGAGCTGCTCCTTGAGTCACATTTTCGAACGCAAGAGCACCAAAACCAGCAACCGCATAAACGGTTTTTCCTGCCATGGTATCTTTCAAGTCGATGAGTACTTGAGTAAGCCCCTCAGCATTCGAAGCGTACGGCTCGTAATTATTTACTCCCGCCATCAGTTCAGCCTCATGGGAGGCTCAAGTTGGATACTGAACTCGGACGTAGTAGCCCCTTCGCCAACACGTGCTACAAATTCACCAGATCCTGTCGGTGGTGACGTCGATATAGCTCCAGGGGTAGTGCTTAGAAAATACACATCACCTGGATCGATAGTGCTTGGGTAATCAAGCAATCCAGCAACAAGAACCTTTACAGTCGCACCAGACGCCGCAGCGTCATCCGCAAACCCGACGACAAGAGCCTCGTCCTGCGTTCCATCCGCCTGAGCTTTACCTACTTGGCCATCACTGCTTCTCATATATAAAGCATCGCCATCAGCAACAGCCTCAAAAGTCGTGGCATCAAAGCCAATCCTTTCTGGTGCAAATACAGGGAAGCCTTCTTTTAAATCTATAACTGCATCTACAAGCCCACGGTAATTTGGCTCGTAGGGTTGCCGAGTCATTGTGAAGGCGTTAGCGGTCATCAGGTCTACCAAGACTGCAATCGCACCTTCTATATTAGGCTCATAGCCGGTTGCCATATTTCAACCCCATAATTAACAATTCTAAATTGTTTGACCCTTTAGAATGGATATGTAAGAGAAGTAAGGATGTCACCTGAATTGATAACAGCTGTGATCACAGGTGGCATCGGCGCCTTCACGGGACTGTCGCGTGCCTTGAATAATTTCAACAAAAAAATTGATAGGCGTTTCGAACGTATAGAGGATGATTACGATTCCCTCTATGACAGCATGACAAAAGAATACGTACTGAAAGAAGACTTTAGGCGTGAGATTGAGTCAGTACATACCAAGCTGGACAGGATTCTCGACCACTTATTGTCTAATTAAAGAGTTACCCAAGCAGCAGCGTCTGCGTCGTACATAAGAAAATTCGAAGCAGTAGTGTCATAGTGAAGCTGCCCGTCAACAGGGCTTGTCGGCTGACCTGCGCTCCGCGACACAACAGCCTTCACGGTTTGAAAACTGGTGCCGTCATTGATTTTGAGTATATGTGTACTTGCGGTATCAAGCCAAGACTCGCCTTTACTACTGCTTGTAAAGCCGACACCAGATGCGTTCGGCGCAGTAGCCCCTACAAAGGTAGGTCCAGCCTTAATCAAACCAGAACCCGAATCTTTAAAAAAGAGTCCAGGCTCTCCTGCATTTGTATTGATAGCAAGCTCGCCATCACCAAGTCTCGTGGGGAATGGTCTGTCTCTTAAAACAGAAGAGCGCCTGGAGAGAATCTGTACCGACATTTAGATATTGATGTATGTACCGGCATCAACTATTCTATCTTGATCAGTCAAGGGGCTATAAGTACTTGCCTCAATAGTGACAACAGAGGCTGTGCTTTCTGTAGGAACGCCACTAAGGTATTCTCCACCCTCAACAAAACCTTGCTCAAACTCATCGGTGTACTCACTTAGAGGTTGGTCGATCAATCCAAACTTCGCATTTTCAATAACCTCTGGTTGAAGATTAAAGAGTTTGTTGACCAGCTGCGCAAACCTGCTAGTCGTATTGAAAACAGTGCCTGCACGATCGAGCAGACCTTGAGCATTACGCCTAATGTCATCTGTCAACAGCATCGAAGGAGCTGATGCTCTGAAGTCAGCGACATCTTCAGGGTTGTTGTTTTGGCCGATGATATTTTGTGTTCCAGCCCAGCCAAAAAATTGCCTATCAAGAACATACTTTTCAGCAGCCTCTTTCAATTTAATTGACTCTTTCTCAAAATTTTTGTAGAAAGTTTCTAACCCTTTACCTACAGGTTGATCACTTGGTTCCAAGAGCCAGGTCCCGACATATTCGTGTGGCGCCAGGTTGGCGACATCACAGTAACCTGACGTCGTATCACTGAATGGGTAGACGATAACAAAAGTATTTGAGTCAGTGACCGAAGAAACTACATAGTCACCGCTGATTGCTGATCCACTTGTAAAAGTAATCTTTACTCTTTGATTTTGCTCTAAATTATGATCAACCGCATTGATGGTGATGTTAGGTCCACTCTGGGTATATGACGAAGACAATGAAATCGGCTGACCCCCCTCGTCATGAATCAATGCCCACATGGAGGCATATATGTGTTTACACCAACGAGGTTGGTAATAGAGCAGTGTTTGAGAGGCGAACTCCTCTGTATCCTCGTACTCAGGTATTTGATAAAAATTGTTTACAGTTGTATAGCCAAAATCTTCAAACACACCAGGGTTGTCCCTGCTGTCGCTAAGTTCATTATTTTTATTAATTGTCTGTCCAGGGCTTAAGTTCTGTACAGGGGTTACTGGAAACTTATTTTTAGTTCTATCTTTAAAAAGATTGTATCCCTTTCTCTTTGTATAGTCCTGGCAAGTGCACTGCCACCTCAATTCGGTAGTCAAATATCTACCAACTGTGAATCCTCTGTGTGCAGGAACGACAGTAGCAGTCTGTCCTGAAATGGTTTTTGCTCCGTAACTATCTTTACGCTGAAATATTATTTCTTTTGTGGTGGCATCCGATCCTGTCACCGTAAATCCTACATAATCTGTGTAATCAAATCCCCTGACCAAACGATTTACTTTTGCATTGCCACTTGTAGAACTACTTGTAATAGTTAAAAACGTAAAAGTAGTCGTTGAGGTGACAGTAATTGAATAACGACCTGTCGGCACATCGCCAGTGGATACATCGAGGAAAATTTTATTACCCGTTGCTAGGCCGTGAGCAGAGCTAGTCGTCACAGTGACCGTAGAAGCTAGTCTGCTGTAAGTTGAATCGATACCTGGATCCCGCTCGATGATACGGTCGGTCATCCGTTCATCTTTTAAAAGGCTGACCTGTTCAGGAAGCTCGCGAAGCTTTACCCTGGTGTTCGTCCACCTTGTATCGGTAAAAGTAGTCGACAAGTAGTAAGTCACATTGCCACTTGTTGTGGCGGAACTTGCTGCTGTAAGAGTGAAAGTATTTTGCGTCCTGGAAACAATCGCTAACGTGTCATCAGTGGCAGAACCTGTTTTGAAGTCAAGATATATTTCATCACCTATAAAATAATTGTGATTTGACTTTGTAACAGTGATGGTAGTCCCAGATTGGGTATATGTCCCACTGACTCCGTCAGATAAATAGCGGACTTCATCAATGGGAATACCAATATCGTAGAAAGAGAACGCATTTGTGTCGCGCATCCCCACCAACTGCTCGCCTATCTCGTTACTTGCTGATGGATACGTGAAAAGACGAGCAGGAACGAAGATTCCTGGGAATTGTTGGAACGAAAAGTACAGACGATAGTCACCACGGGCCTTTCTTTCCCGAAAAAGCGACCCTAGCGTGCTTTGAGTGATGGAATACAACTCAAAACCCCTTCGCCAACGTGACCAGAGGGAATCTTGGTTGTAAAAGCGGATTTCACTAGCCTCTTCCGGCTTTCTGGTCGTGTCGAAAGGGTTTTCTGCCGCTGCACGACGACTTGGGCCTTCAAAAGACGTTAATTTGCCGAAATTTTTGTCCTGATTACGGTCAAAAGGCCCAGACGAAGAGCTTTTGAACTTGTTTAGTCCAAAAGGCATGGCAAAAAATCAATAGAAACCGCCCTGGACGCCTACATAGAAGCCATTTGTAAGCGCAGTTGAGCCACTTACAGCTGCATAGAGAGCTTGGCCACGCTTAAGCATTAATCCACGGCTCTTAAGTGCTTTGTTGCTGTTAGCACTGCCCATGTTTGTACCGGCTTGCACCACTGGGTGGTTGATAAACGGTAAATCCTCTTTATCAGTCAGACTGTAAACGACTTCAGAACCAACTGCCTCAACACTAGAGACAAAAAGAGGGAAGAATTGGTTGGTGTTACTGACAGTACCGACATTCACCAGGTAGAAACAAATATCAATGGGCAGACGGACACTGACATTGCCTGTGATGGTCCCGCTAAGGCTAGGGATATCAGCTGTAAAGGTTGTCGGTGTGACGGTAGCGATCGTCAGCTCCTGATCGATGGGAACAGTACCAGAGCTGTAAGAGGTGAAGTCACACCAAACCTTTTGGCCAACACGTGCATTGTGTCCACCTGTGATCGTCACAGTCACCGTAGTGCTGTTTGCTGAATATGTGCCCGTGGTGACAGCTTGCGCGTCGATAAACTCCAGGCAACGTTTGGTATAGCGCAGCCAAATTTCATCGATGTACGCACCAGAAATCGATGTGTCCGTTGCACCAGAGTCAACGTCGAAAACCTTAGTTGCGTTACCAACAGCAGTAGGAACAAGGTTCGTGCTGAAGGCCTGGCCTGAAGCAACGGTCAACAACGTCGAAGTCGTTGCCGGGCGGTCGACCATCAACGGTTGCTTATTAGAACTACTGCTTGACACTTCTATTCAGCTGATAACGTTATTTGTATTATAGCGGAATGCGTTCAGTCTTTCTTTTTCTTCTCTTCCATGCGCTTACGCGCTTTTGAAAGAGCATCTTTGCGCTTCTCCTTATCGCTCATTTTAGAGTCCTTTTCAGCACCTTCTTTGCCTTCCTGCTTTTTTTTAAAGTGAGCCAGGAGCTCCGGGGGCATCTTGTTCTTAGCCATAATTAAAAACGCGAATAAGTATTGCCAGCGCTTTGAAGATTGTTGCCGGCCCTTTGCAGGTATCGTGAACGTGGTTGTTTAGATACCGTGTCAGGATTGTAAGAGCTACCAAACTGCTGATCGAGAAGATCAGGGGTGCCGATGACATCTTTAGGTCCAGTCCCCATGGCTTGTCCAGCCAAACGCTCAACAACTTGCTGAGCATCTGCGGCCAATCCTGGGGCCTCAATGACGACACGATCACCCTGAGGGGATGGACTGCCTTCTGATGATTTAGCTTGACCCATTTACCTGATCAACTGATTGAGCTCTCTTGGCCGAAGTTCATCGCGCAAATCAGAGCCAGAAATATATGGCTCAGGGCTATAACCTGGCACTAATAATTCTAACGGAAGTCTATCTCCTGCCATTCTCGAACGAGTCCCTCTTCCAAAAGTTGCTTTTCCTGCAGGTTCAGTTGGTATATCGCTCCGGCGCAAGCCCAGCATGTAACCCACATTAGTCCGAGGTTTGACCACATCAAAGAGCCGCCACGACGAAGTCGACGGTGGCAGCTGTGCCACCTGCTTCACTCACAAAGACAGGACGAATATATTTGACAGGACGTCCGGTGACACTGTAGAAATAGTTGCCATTTGCGCTGATGGTTTGATCAGCAATGATGTCAGCCCAGTCACTATTGTTCAGGCTGCCTTGAAGTGCCACCTTCACATTAGTGTTGATAGCGGCCACTTTTACGAACAACGTATAGCTCGACGTCGCAAAATAGTTATTGACAGCAACCTGAACTTCACTTCCGTTACCAGGAGCGGTCAGCTGAGTGCTAGTGTCAAAAATAGTATCTTGGAAATAGTTTACGCCTGCCATCGCGCTTGTATGGGTCTTTTGTTAAGAATAACAGGGGGAATGTTATCAGTGTGTGACCGCGTCACCTCGCGCATATAAGCGGGATTGTTTAACTGAAAACGTGGGTCCTCTTCACCTGTGTAGGACACCACAAAATCACAAGGGCTGTGCTGCTCCTTTCGTGCCATATTGAAAGGATCACTAAACCCTGAGGTCTGCATTTGATAGTCGTTGTACATATTCCTGTATGTCACAGGAAACGACTGGCTGTAACCAGGGACAGCAGCAAACCTCATCTGTAAAGTAAGCTCTTGGCAAAATCTTTCGCAAACCGCGTTGCCTTCGGAATCAGACCACCGTATCGCTCGTATCGATCAGCTTCTTCGTCAGTAAAATCTCTTGCGGTGAATTCGCCTGAGGTCTTATCTAATACACCCTGGACGCCGTCCTTGAGTGCAAGAACATTTACGGGAGCTTCCTTCTCAACCGGTGGAGGTGGTGCAACCGGCTCAGGCATAGAAGAAAAACCTCTAGCAGTCGAGTCTATAGCTTCTGGCAAATACTGTTTGTAAGCTGGGTTTTTGCCACGAGTGACGGACCACGCCCCTAGGCCTTGTGAGTCGTAAATTGCTTTTGCTGCGCGTACATTTGTCCTTGGGTCATACAATTCCTCATTTGCTTTTAGACCAAATTGTCGGCGCCGCTCTTCGCCCATTTTGCCAAGCATGTTGATCTGAAAAAGCCCGAGAGAATAGTCTCCTGTGCTTGCGTCGGGATTTAAAGCACGCGGGTTCAAACCAGATTCGGCTTGACTGATCGCGATAAAAGTAGGAATTAAATCCTCTTCAAACCCCTCCTGTCTAAGAAGCCCGGCAAGCTGAGCTCGAGTTATCTGTTTAGCCATGTTATCGGTGGTTGGTTTCGAGAATGAGGCGGGTGCCGACAGCAACATCAGCAGGACCAGGAAGAGCCTGGATAAATTCCGCACCTTCCCTGTTGAACCGGTAACGAGCCTGCTCAGGATTTCTGTAATTAGGTACATATAAGTGCAACGCCAGACGATCAGTCTCGTACATATAAATCTGCGTCCACGTTTTCAACGTCTCCTTGAAATCCGTGGTTGCGATCGTTCGGTCGACATCACCGGCAATTGATTCGATTCGTCCACGCGGCACTGTGGAGTTGTTCATGGTGCCGGTCATGTCCGTCCGCTTCTCTGCCTCGTCACAACGCTCGACCTGCTCCACAAGCTTGCCGTACCAAAAAGAGTCCGGAACGTTGTCCAAAGCCTCTTCTAAACGGGCTAGGTCACCTGCTGGGATTGACGTAGTGTTATAACCCAGGTGCCAACGCACTTTAGATTTTAGAAAATTATCAAGCTGCATTTAACACTGCCAAAGCGTTACTGTGCACGTCTTACATGCATCAATAACAGATTAACACGCGCACACAATCACTCGACACGCACAATGTTTTCCTTGAAAATCTCTTCCCAATCAACGCGCTTGATTGAACGAAGCTGCTCGAGACGCTGAAAGCGTTCACCAGGAAGTGTTAGTTGGAGATCTTTAATATCACGGGCTGTTTTAAGGCCAACACCAGGAAGTGCGTCCGCGATTTGACGAGCGGAAGCCATATTGATATTCACACGCGTATCAATAGGGAAAGTCTCTTTCTTGGTGGGCTTTGCTGGCTTGGCACCTTCAGCCTTTAGATCTTCAGTCAAGCGGACTTCATTGCGCTCCTGCTCCACCGTCGCATCAAGGTGGGGAACAAGATCTTCTTCGTTGATGTAAAAAACTTCTTCATTCGCATCGAGGCACATCAGAATACCTTCGCCATGCTGAGATACAACCTCAACAAGACCACCAGTCACTCGATTCTG